AAAGAATCTAAAAAGAAAAAAGATAAGAAAAAAGTTTTAAAAGAAGATGTAGGTGATCGTCCTTATATTTATTTAGATTCTGAAAAGAAAGAACATCCTAATGAAAATGAAGACCATCCTTTGAGAAACAATGAAGTGATATGGACTAAGTCAGATGCTCAAACTATTTCTATAGATCCAGCTATTGAATTTAGAATTAGAAATAAAGGAGTTTATAAATTAGCAGATCCAAGTAATATAAAGATAGAAAAGCCTGTAACTTCAACTTTTGCTAGATTAGATGAGGAAAAAATGACAAAAGAAAAAATAAAATTAATTTTTGAAGAAGCTAAAAAAGAAATTCCTGAATTAGAATTTTTTAGTCATGATATTTTAGGTTCCAAAACTACAGTAGAAGCAATTAAAAAAATTGAACGTTATACTAAGAAATTAAAGGAAGATCCGCTTATTAATTTAAATGAATCAACTAACAGAATTTCTTCTTTAAAAAATTATGAGGATGACTGGCTATCTGGAAGTTTATTCTAAGAAATGAAAGGAAGAAGGTAAATCAAAGTAAATTAACACTATAGATGGAGGTATATTAACTATGTACAGATTAAATGAGTCAACGCCAGCTTCAATGGAAGAATTACAACTGATTTTCGAAAAGAGAAAACAGTTTGGTGATTATTTAGTTGAGAAATGGTGTAGAACAGAGCCAGGTAAAAAATTAGATGAAACTTATTCTAGAAATCCTGAAAAAGCTAGAAATATTGCTATTTTATTAGAAAATCAGGCTCGACACTTAAAATACTTAAAAGAAAGTGGAGTTAACATTTCTCAATATTTCTTAACAACTCCTCAAAATGTTTTAAAGATTGTTCGTTTAGGAGTTGCTAATTCTAATAGAGATAGAATATTTACAGAGTATCCATTGCTCACAATGCATGATGCTATCTACTTCATTTTCAAAGAGCATGCAGACTCTTTAAGAGGAGCTAATGCAGGTGATTTTATCTTTGAAATGACTCCAAATGAATGGAGATACCCAACTGAGATAGAAGTAGATGCTCTTACTCTTTCAGCTGGTCCAGGATCTATAAATGGTCAAACAGCTTCAATAGCTATCACTTCTCAAGTTCCTATTACAGTAGGTTCTATAAGAATTGTAGCCATAGGTCCTGGTAATCAAAGAATGTATATTGGTTATGATGGTGGAGATGGTAGAATATATGATATTTTCTCTAATAATATTTATCAGCAAACGGCTTCTCCATTATTAATAAATCCTTCTAGTAGTACAGTAAATTATTCTACTGGAGCTATTACAATTACCTTTGAGACAAACGCTACTACTAATTTAGGTGGTTCTGGATTACCAAACGCTGCTGATTTAGTTAACTTCTTTAGTAATATACAAAGCATAGAAGTACAATATAATTTTGATACTGAATTAAACACTAATTTTAACAAAATGGGTAGTGTTAAAATTAGTGTAAAATCTCTAAGATTTAGACCAAGACCATACCCAATCTCCTACAGCTTCACACACATGGCTCGATTAACTCTAGAAACTACAAAGCTTGGAGATATTGAAGACATGCTCATTAAAGCTGTTGGTGAAGAGCATGCAATGAGACGAGACTACCAAGCTTTTGTATATGCTAGACAGTTAGCTAATAGCAATAGAACCTATACATTTGATGCAGATTTTGCAGGAGCAAATGAAGATAACGATTTTAACCATGCACAACGTTTCCTAACAGCGGTAAATGCTGTAAGTGGTGATATCTACAATGAATTAAAACGTGGAGAGATTAATAAAATAATCACCACTCCAATAGGAAAATCTTATTTAGCTAAATTAATTAGATTTGAACCTGATAAATCTCAACCTAGAGTTGGTCCATCTTATTTAGCTGGTAGAATAGATGGTATAGAAATATATGTAACTCCTGCTAATCCAAATACTGTAAATGATGTAGATATTGGAAATGGTAGGTATAATTCTGATATGCTTCTAATTTATAAAAATCCAACCAACGAAGGAGAACCTTCTATAGCTTTTGGAGTTTTAACAGAACTAGCAGCGACACTAGATTACCCAGAACTATATAGAAAGTCTGTTATTGCTTCTATAGAAGACCAAATAGTAGTTCAAAGAAGATTCATAAGAAAAATGACCATTACTAATATTGGAGCTTTTGGTCAATAATATTTTTCTTATTTATTGGAGCCTTTATGGCTCCATTTTTTTTTCTATGGATGAACTAGAAAAACAGATTCTTAAAAAGATTCATAATAATGAAGAGCTTACTGAAGAAGATTTAGACATAATAAAAAAAGTTCCTGAACTTAAGTTTGAATTAGAAAAATTAGTATTCATAAAACCTCCTCCTACAGCTAAGCAATTTTTAGATCCAAAAGAGGGTTGGTTACCTGAAAGCTTAGTTAATGAATTATATGATACTGTAATAGATGATTTTGTAAATATTGTAGATTCTAATAAGTATTATCATACAATTTCTATTTATGGCTGTACTCGTCAAGGAAAATCCTATTTAGCTAGATTGCTTATTTTTTATACAGTAGTTTTTTGTAATTATTTAAAATCTATTTCAGCTTTCTATAATGTATCTCCTATTACTAATTTATCCATTTTCATAGCTTCATTTAAATATGAAAAAGTAAATGAAATTTATTTATCTCCTTTAGAAAATTTATTTAGCATTTCTGAAAGAATGATAAAATGTACTAGAACTCTTCAATTAGAAGAATATAGACATAAGTATGGAGTAGATTTTATACCATATATACCTACTGCTAATAAATCCTCTCATATTAATTTTAGATTTCCTTTTAATGTACAAATAGCTAGTGGTAATAAGAAAGCCATAAATGCTTTAGGTTCTGACCTAATACAAGTATATATTTCAGAGATTTCTTATTTTGTTGAAGTAGGAGGTATAAATGATGATGAAATTTTTAGATTCTATACAGATACCTTAGAACGTATACAAGCTACAGTAGGAAAAAAGAAATTAGCTTTTTCATATTTAGATACTTCTGCTTATACATTAGAAAATAGAATAGAAGACTATATATGGAATAAATTAAGATTTGATAAAGAAGCATATTTTGTTAGAAGGTCAAGATGGGATATTCCTCAAGTAGCTGAAAAAAATTGTCCTAAATGGAAAGAAACTGGAAAAACTTTTAAAGTATTTATAGGAGATACTAAATTACCTCCAGTTATTATTCATGAACAAAATAAAGATTTATTAAAAAAAGTACCTCAAGATTTAGTATTCGATATTCCTATAGATTATAAAAAATCTTTTGAGAGAAACCTTCATAGATCTATTTGTGATATTTTAGGAATGCCTGTTACTTCTGAATCTAAGATTTTCTATCCTATGTATGTTAGAGCTATGTTTAAGGATAATCTAAGAAATATAGAATCCTATGTATTAGCTGAATCTATATTCTCTCCAGAAGGACAAATATGGGATCAAGTAAAAGATTATTTATTTGAAAAATATACTTTAAAAGCTTATAAATTTTATCTAAATCCTAAAGCTCCTAGATATATTGGATTAGACATAGCTGCTTCAAGTGAAGGAGATATGGCAGCTATTAGTTGTGTACATCCTGCTTTATCTAAAGAAGGAGAAAAAATATTTGTAGTAGATTTTTCCTTTGCTATTACAGCTAAAAATTCTAGAATTTCTTTAGAAGCTATACAATTATTCATTAGAGACTTATTATATTTAGGAGAATTACCTATTAGAGGAGTTTCTGTAGAAAGTAATAACTCAGAACAATTAAGACAATTTCTAAGTAGATGGAATATAAAAACTATAACTAATTCAATGATGCCTAGAAATGTTACTCATTATTATTTATTAGTTTCTTTAGTTCATAGTTGTAAAATTATTTCTGGAAAAAATATTTTTTTAAAAAATAATTTATTATCACTTTCTAGAAGAGTAGAAAAGAAAGCTGGTCAATTAGTAGAATTAATAGACCATACTAAAGGAGAACTTATTAAAGAATATGATGGAGATTTTGAACATAGTAAAGCTGGTAAAAATGCTAAAGACGTTTCTGACTCTTTAGTACAAGCTATTTTGTGCTATTATAATTTACATAATGATGATGTAATAGATTCAATTATAGATTGGTATTCAGTAGAAGAAGCTCAAAAAGATTTAGAAAAAGTAGAAAATTTAGAAATAACTACTGAAGAATTTTTACAAAAAGAACAAATTAAAGCTAATGATTTAGATTTTTATTTAGAAAAAAGAAAAGACTTTATTTTAAGAAATTATAAAATTTTAAAGTACTATTAATAATATGAGGACACAAAATTATTCAGTAGTATTAAGCGGAAAGAAAGACTTAATTCAAACAGATTTTGAATATGTAATTTCAAAAGCTTATAATTTAGAAGAATCTAGAGGATTTTTGATTAAAAGGACTGATGGAGCAGTTAATTTTACTTTACCTATTAATGTAGGAACCTCTGAATTAGCTTATCTAATATTTATTGTTCCTGGAATTATTCAAAAAACTGTGATAAATATCTTAACTTTAGATTATACTTTAAATTCTGTAACTAATACTTTACGGATACCTTTTAATAAATTTGTAGCTATCGATTGGCCTTTACCAGTAGGAGCTACATTAAATAATTTAAGTATACAAACTAGTTCTTTAGAAACTATAAAAATTGTAATGAAGGCGGTTTACATAGATCCTAACTTATGATAAAGAAATTTGTAGATGAAGAATTTGAATTAATATTAGAGGTAAGAAATCCAAACAATCCTAATGAGTTAGTAGATCCAGATTTACCTCCTATTTTGAAAATTCCTTCTTTAAATATAACTGAATCTATTCCTGAAATTAAGTCAAAAGGAGTTTTTTCTTTTAAATTAAAAATTAATCAAATAGGTTCTTACTTAATTAAATTTATCTACTTTATAAATAACAATAGATATGAAAAAGAGGATACTTTAGAAATAGTTCCTCATTTAAAATCCTCTCCTGTAAAGGAAGATGAAATAATTATAGATGAAAAACATTTAGATCTAATAAAACAAGTAATAGGAAAACCTTTTTTAGATGAGTTTGGAATTTCTGATGCTGATATAAAGAAATATGCAGTCTATCCAGCTTTATTAGAATATTTTAGAAAATTTCCTATTACTGTAGAAGATCAAGTAGCTGTAAGTAATGCTATAGAAATTCCTTTTCCAGATGATTTTACTTATGGAGTTCTAGATGCTAGAATAGTAGGAAAAGGAGAAACTTATACTAGTAGTTCTTTTTGGGATATTATAAGATTTCAAACTCTATATCCAAGTTTAGTACCTAAATCTATTGGAGTATATGGTTCTAAATTTAATTTTAATCAATTGAATCAGCTTAACTTAATGGCTAAAGCTGTTTATGATACTTACAGTAATTTAGGTACTTATAAAATAAAAATAGACTATCCTAATAGAAAAATAATAGCTTATTGCAGCTTTGCTGCTTTTTTGAATTTTACATGGGCTAAATATTCTTTAAATTTTAAAGATGTAAGATTTGAAAGAATTAATGATGTAATTAATTTAGCTAGAATGAATCTATTATACTTAGTAGCTGATTTTGCTGCTCTATATGAAGATTCTCAAATTGATAGACGAATAAATGCAGATGCTTTAAGAACTAAAGCTGAATTTATTTATAATGAAGTATTAAAAGAAGGCTGGAGACAAATTCCTGATGTTGTATTGTTAAGAGGAGAAATACTATAATATATAATTGGAGGTAATTAAATGATTACACAAACAGGTAATTATAGAATTACTATAACAGAAACTAACATATTACCACAAATTACAGTAGAACCTACTAGAAAAGCTATATTTGTTATAGATTCAGAAATGGGTCCTGACTATCCTTATTTAGTAGATAATGTAAATGATTTATTTAGATTATATGGTACTCCTACTAATCAAAGAAATGGAGTATTAGAAGTATTACCTTATATAAATAGATTTCCTGCTTATTTAGTAAGAGCAATTCATCCTGATGCTTCTTATGCAGGTGTAGATGTTTCAGAAACAGAAATTGTACCTTTTGGTCCTGGAGCTAGAAGAACTACTTATTCTTTTTCTAATATTCGAAGAGCTGTTAGATTTAAAGCAGGTGATTCTGATGGTTTAACTGCTTCCTATAGTGGAACTTTTCCTTATTCAGATTCTAATGATACTTATATTCCTTATTCAGCTGAATTATATATTGGAGGAAATAGAATTACCTTATCTACTAATGATGGTATTTCTTATACATTTGGAAATAATAGTACTTTAGCTTTTTCAGGAAACCAATTTAGTTTGAATTTTACAGGTACTCCTGGTCAAGTAGCCAAATTAAATTGTTCTAATTTAACTAATGGTATTAATTTGTCTGCTGGTTTAACTTTAGCTAATGATATAGGATTTAACTTATATTTAGATAATATTGTAGTATTAAATTTAACTTTATCTAGTGGAAACTATGCTACAGCTTCAGATATAGCTAATGCTTTAAATTCAGCTTTTCAATCAGCTACAGGATTAAGTATATCTCCTTTTAGTATAGATAGTACTTCCTACCCTCCAAATGAATATTTAGTAATTACAGGAACTATTGCTTCTTCTACAGAAGGTAGAATAAAAATTACTAAACCTTCTAATTTTACTTTAAGTTCAGCTATACCAGTATTGTTTGATTCGTCCTCTCCTATTGAAATAAATGAAACTGCTTCTTCTACAGATCCTACTGGAGATATTCCTTCTTATGATACTGATATAGAAATTTATGTAAAATATAATGATGTAGATACTTCTAACATAAGTCATAGCTTCTATGCTTTTTCTAAATATAATGATGATTTTTATAATTTAGCTATACAGATTACTCAAAATCCAGATAATACCTATACTTTAGTTTTATATGAATATGCTAATGGAAATTATACAGAAATAGGAGAATATACTTATTCTTTAGATCCTAATGCTAGAGATCAATTTGGTTTTTCTATTTATATAGAAGAAGTATTTAAAAATAATGAATATATTAAGCCAGTCTTAAATCCTAATTTTAATGGTACAATGAATTTAGGAACTTCTCCTATAGTTAATTTATCTGGAGGTTCTTCTGGAGGAACCATTACAACAACTGAATTAAGTTTAGCTTGGGATAAAGTAAATCATAAAAAATATAGATCTCATTTATTAGTTGATTTATATGGAGGATTTGCTCAAAAACTTTCTAGTTTAATCAAAAATCAACATTTCTATGCTTTTGGTATAACTAGAGTTCCTAATGGAATAAATCCTTCAAATGCTATTCTATATGCTAGATCTTTAAATTTAAAAGATGATGCAGTAGCTTTATATTTTAATAGAATCAAAATTCTACATCCTTATACTAGATCTGAAGTTTATGTAAGTGGATTAGGAGATTTAGCTACAAGATTTATGGAACAAGAACCTGATTTTGATGGATTCTCTCCAGCTTTTGTAGATAGAGAAAATGGTTATGGAGGTCAATTAACTTATTTTACTCCTATAGAATTAGAATATGATTTAACTGAATCTGAAAAAGAAGCTTTAGATAAGGCTTTAGTGAATCCAATAGTAATAGATGAAATTTATGGTTTAATGGCTTATGGAGATAGAACTCTAGACCCTAGAGTATATATTAATGAAAGAAGAGTTTCTTCTAATTTAATAGAAAAAATTATTAGAAGAGTCTTAGCTAAAACTATTGGAGCTCTAAATACTCCTGTATTAAGAAAGCAAGTAGAATTAGAAATAATGGAGATTTTAACAGCAGCTTTAGCATCAGGAGCAATTACTAATCCAGTAGTTCAATGTGATGAAAATAATAATAAAGAAGAATTAGCTAAAGGTGGTAGAAAATTAATTGTAGATGTATTTATCTCTGTACCACCATCTATTCAAAGAATTCATTTAAGATTTACTAGAAGTGGACCAACTATTAATGTACAACAATAATTAAGGAGGAATCATTATGGCTAATAAACCTTTAATAGAACAACTGTTTGAACTTGGTGGATACCAAATAAAATCACAATATAGGGTAATGTTTCCTAAAGGAATACCTGGAGTAACAGCTCAAGTTACAGGATTATCTAATGTATTTCCTACAATTCCAGGACTTACTTTAAGACAAGATGGATCTTTTCCAATTCCTAAAAGAGAAACAGGAACTTTTGAAAGAAATTTTCAAGGTTTAAAAGCTACTTATATGGCTCCTGTAGAAAATACCTCTAAGCAATTTTCTTTAACTTTCTTAATTGACGAAAATTTTGAAACTTATTCAATGCTTAATAGATTATATAGAAGATCTTTTGATGATTTAAATGGATTAGTTGGTTGTGAAGCTGATAATAGATTTCCAATTGTATTAGAATTTGTTGGTTTTAATAAAATAGGAACAAATCAATCTTTCTCTTTCAATAAGCCACCTAGATATGCTATTATATTTCAAGCTTGTAGAATAAGTGGTTTACAATTAGAAGAACCAGAACATTCTGCTTCTGAACCTCTAAAAGCTACAGTAGATTTTGTATATATGTATCATTTAGAATATATTACTACTGGTGATAGATGTTCCTTAAATTTAAATGATGCTAAATATCCTGATACAACCTTACCAGAATTACCTAACTACCCAGATTATAAATTAGATCATCCATTTGTTCAATTATTTAACCCATAGGATTTGATCTATGATGGGTGATTCTGGTTTTAATCCGACCTATGGACCTACCATAGGTCATCTTCCTCCTAAAGGAAGATTTATTACTAGAGATAAATTTGGTGTTTCTTCGGATAGACCTTATGTAATTGAACAATCTGAAATTTTTTCTGGTGGTACTAGATTTAAATTAGATTCTCCTTTTGTACAGCAAAGTCCTTTAGATTATTTATTTGAAACTTTAGAAGAATTTAATAAATTTAATAAGCTTTCAGATCAAGAAAAAATAATTTATTTATATTTAAGACAGCAAGCAGAAAAGAAACAAAGAGCTAGATCTACTTTAGAAAAATTCTTATTAACTTTAGCTAATATTGTATTAGAAGGAGTTCCTAATTTCCTTTCTCCTTCTCTTTATCAAAGAGCTTTATTTAAATTCTTTTCTATTAGTGAAGATCCTTTATATAAAAATAAATTTGAAATTATTTTTTTAGATCCAAGGCAAACTTCTAATTATTTAATACCTTCTGAAATAGCTTCTTTAATTTGGACTAGTGGAAATTCTGTTTCAGATATTGCTAAAAATCTTTTTTATTTTGCTAGAAAATTCTATTATTTAGCTGGTATAAAAGAAGAATTAGATAATTTAGCTAATTTAGATACTAAAGGAATTAGTATAAATAAACTATCTAAGACCTTATTCGTAACTTTATCCTTTTTATTTTTTGAATCAGTGCTTATTAAATATTTTGTAAAAGAAATTAATAATTTAAATTTTCCTAGTGTAGAAGTAGAAAGATTAGGAGAAGCTCCTTATTATTATTTCAAAAGTATAAAAGCTCCTGATACTATTGAAATGACTTTTAATGAATCTAAAAGAGGAATGGTTCTTAGATTTTTAGATACTTGGAGAAGTAGAGCATTTAGGCATAGAGATCAAGGAGTATTTTATTCTGATCCTGCTAAAGATTATATTTTTAGAAATGATTTATCAAAAGTTAGAGCTTCTGCTATAATAATTCCTGTAGCTCCTATGTCTACTAGATTTAATTTTAAAGGATTAGAATTTCCTGATGAAAATAGATTAGGAACTTTTCCATTATTTATAATTCATGGAATGTATCCTATTTCTATTTCTGGAATTAATTTTAGTCAAGAAGCAACTGAAGCTATGACATATAGTGTTACTTTTGCTATTGAAGATATAGAAATTACTTCTTTTCCATAATACTCACAAACAAAAAAATTTTTTTATTATTATTTAAAATAATAAAATTTATTTAGGAGGTTATAATGAATGAAGAGGTTTTAAAAATAATTTCCAAACAAATTCATTTATGTAATAAGTGTCCTATTCTAAGAAGAGTTACTCCGAATAGTATGCCTTGTTGGTATAAGTCTAAAAATCCTCAAATATTTGTAGTAGGCCTAAATCCAGGATTAGAATGGGTAAAAGATGAATATAATCAAAAAGAAGAACCTCAAGAAGAATTTTATCAAAGATACTTAGATACTTTTCTTACTTCAAAGTTTGGTTCTTTTCTGACTAAAATCTTTTTTAGTAAAGAATTTGTAGAACAATATATCTTTTTTACTAATTTAATTAAATGTAGAAAGCCTAGAAATATAAGCTTTAAAGAAAAACATTTTTTAAATTGTAAAGATTATTTAATAGATCAAATAAAAATAGTTAAGCCTAAAGTAGTAGTAGTTTTTTCTGAATCTGCTTCTAAACATTATAGAGTAGCTGAATTTTTAAAACCTACTTTGATTTTACATCATCCTAGCTATTATAGGTACAATTATGAGTCTATTGACTATATGTATGATTCTGAAAAATTAGAAGATTTTTTATATAAAAATAAAGCTCATCCTGAAAATATGGTTCCTATTTATAATATAGAAGTAAAACCTCTTCCAGATGGAACTTTTTTTTAATATAAAATAAAATTTTAATTTACGAGTGAATTTATTAGAAAAAATAAAATTAAATTTTAATAAATGGAGGAATAAAAAATGAATACAATGACTATCACTAAAAGAACAAAAATCTTATGGCTAAATTCTTTAAAGGATTTAATTAGGTATGACGAAACAGAGATTGATACTGGTTCACTTATAGTACCTCTAATTTTAGATAAGAATAAAGAGGTAGAATTTTTATCTGATTCAGTACCAGAAGAATTAGAATCTTTCTTTAAAGAGTTTATAAATTTACTTTACAAAGAAGGAGTCTCTTTAACTATGAGCGAAAGACTAAGTATAATAGATATGATTTTAGAAGTTATAGAAGAAGGAGAAACTTCTTTTTATTCTTTTGGAGAAGGCTCTATAAGAATATGTAAATATAATGATTTAACAGGTTCTTATGAGATTGAAGAAGAAACTCTAGTTTCAGATAGTGTAAAAAATTTAATATCTAAAGCTATTAAACTTTGATTTATATAGGAGGTAAAAATATGAAAAAAATATTAACTATATTACAACCTTCAGTAATTGATTATGAGAGAAAAGTTTATTCTCATAGAGATTCTGGAATTGGTGTTCAACTAGGAATGCTTAGAAAAATAGGTTCTAAATATAAATGGGTTCATGTACTTCCTAAATTAACAGATGGATACCATACTCAATTTGAAAAATATGGATATGTATATCAATGGGATTATCCTCTAAATACTTATGAGGCTAGATTTAAGGTAGGTATAAATTCTATTCCTAAAATGGATTATGATTTTATACAAAACAATATTCCTGAAAAAGCCAAAGAAATAAAAACTATCTATTATGATGTACCATTAATGTATGCTAATTATTTTATAGATACTCCTACATATCCTAAAACTCAAGGAGCTTCTTTATATCCTAAACAATTAGAAGGAGCTATAAGTTCAGATATTCTAACCTTTACTACAGAAAGTATTAGAGAAGATTTTATTCAGAATGCTCCTAAAACTACTAGAGAGATCTTAGAAAATAAACCTACCTATATTTTAGATGTAGGATTTTCAGCTTTTGAAATAGATTCTTTTGATGCGAATAAATTTAATTTTAAATATCAATATGATGAATCTTTACCTATAGTATTTTTTCCTAATAGAATCTCTAAACCTGATTATACTAATTTTGAAAAATTTGCTAAAGCAATTCAAATTATAGAATCTAAATATCCTGACTTTAAATTTAATCTATTCATAGCTAATCCTAGCGGCAAATACTATACTAAAGAAGATTTTAAATCTATGTTTAAGAATTATATTCCTACAAATCTTCTATCTAGAGAAGAATATTTATATATTTTGAAAAAAGCCTATTGTGTAATTAATTTATTTTTATATGAGCTATATGGAGGATGTGCTAATACAGAAGCAATTTATGCAGGAGCTTATCCTATTATGCCTAAAGTATTTGAATATGCTAAAAGAGCTCCTGAAGATTATCCATTCTTTGTAAATCTAAAATCTGGATCTTTTGAAATAGATGAAGAAGATTTAGCTAATAAAATTTATGATTGTTTAAATTCTCAAAAAGATCAAAACTTAATAAATTGGATGAGAAAAAATATTTATGAAAAATCTTCTTTAGAAAAAGCTGCAGAAGTATTAGATTTAATTATTCAAAAACATTCTAAGTAAGGAGGAAAAATGCTTGAAGTAAAATTTTATAAAGTAAGAAATGTGAAGTTACCTAGAAAAAATGTAGAAAGTGATGCTGGTATAGATTTTTTTATACCAGAAAAAGAAGAATCTTTTATAGAGGATTTAAGAGCTAAAAATAAAAGAGTTTATGTAGAAGGAAATTCTATTGTTTTTCAAGATACTAATAATATTTTAATTCCTTCAGGAATCAAATCTATTATTCCTCAAGGTTATTGCTTAGTAGCTTTTAATAGAAGTTCTGTATCTTCTAAAATTGGATTAGATATAGGAGCTTGTGTAATAGATGAAGCTTATAGAGGTGAAATACATTTACATTTTTTCTATATTAAAAATGAACCATTAGTTCTAGAATTTGGCCAAAAAATAGCTCAATTCCTATTATTACCAGTTCCTAAAATTCAAATAACTGAATTAGATCAATATCCTTCTGATTTAGAAGATAGAGGAGGAGGATTTGGAAGTTCAGATAAAAAGGAGGTTTCTTATGCTTGAACTAAAAATAATAGAAGACCATTTACCAATTAGAAGAAAAAGTAGACCAGGAATAAAAAGACCTGAAACTAGAGCTTTAGTAGTTCATTATACAGGAGGACCTGGTCATACTGCTAAAATAGTTAGAAATTGGTTTAGAATTATAGGAGATTCTAATGATAAATATCCTGCAGCCTCTTCTAATTATATAATAGATCTTAATGGAGATATTTATGAAATAATTCCTAAAGAAGAAGTATCTTGGCATGGAGGTGGAAGATCTTATACAGATTTAGCTAAAAAATTATTTACAACTCCAAAAGGATATATAGATCCTAATCTATATTCAATAGGAATAGAAGTATGTCATCCTGATGCTACAGGAAAATTTACTAATGAATCTTTAGAAGGCTTAAGAAGATTATTACTCTATTTAAGATTTATATATGGAAATATACCAATCATAAGACATCATGATATTACAGGAAAGCTATGTCCTTTATGGTTTGTTCAACATCCTGAAGAATGGAATAAATTCTTAAAAAGCTTGGAGGCCTAATATGAGTTTAGAAAAATATATTAAGCCTAAATTGCTTGATTATTTTCTAAAAGTAGTATATGCAGTATCTAATAATTCTGAATGCTTATCTAGAAAAACAGGATGTATTTTAATAAAAGAAAATACTATAATCTTAGAGGGATGGAATTCTCCTCCTTCTAAGTCTAATCCTGAAGAATGTGAAAGATGTATGTTAAAAGATAAATCTTCTATAGATTATGGAATATGTACTCATGCTGAAGCTAATTTAATAGCTTCAGCTGCAAGATTTGGTATAAGAACAGAAGGATGTGTTCTATTAACTGTAACTAAACCTTGCTTATACTGTTCAGGATTAATTATTAGAGCAGGAATTTCTGCTGTTTTATATTTAGAAGATTACAGAGGAAACTCAGAAAATCTTTTTAAAAAAGCTAATGTAGAACTAATAAATTTAAAGGAGGTAAATACACATGACACCTACAGTTTATAATAATTTAGATGAAGTTTTTATTCAAATGTACGAAAAAGGTTATTTCCTATCAAAAAGAGGAGTAAAGTGCAAATGCTTGTTTAATCCTATAATTGTCCTAAAACCAGGAGTTATAAAAACCTATAAAAGCAGACCTTTAAGTATACAATATTTGATAGATGAATTGAATTGGTATTTGAATCCTAATGAAGAAAATACTAAAAGAATTAAAAAATATAAAATATGGAAAGAGTATTTTGATGGAGGAAAAATATTTTCAAATTACGGTGAAAAAGCTTTAAAACAATTACCTAATGTAATTAAGGAATTACAAAATGATATGTTTACTACTAGAGCTATAATTTATTATGGTTCTATAGAAAATTTAGGTATTATACAAAATGGAGAATCTATAGATATGGTATGTACTATCGCTATGCAATTTTATTTTACTTTAGATAATTTCTTAAATGCTACAATTTATATGAGATCTAATGATTTAATATTTGGATTTTTTTATGATTTTATATGGGCTTCTTTGTTATTTGAAAAAGTATTAAAGAATTTTCCTAAAGCTAAAACTGGAAATTTAACTTGGATTGTTACCAATCTTCATGTTTATGAAAAAGACTTTAAAAAATTAGAAGAGATTTATTTTGAAATAAAAGGAGGTTTAAAATGAAAGCTTGTGTTTTTATTTTAAATGGATATATAGATTTTTACCCTATAACTAAAGAATCCTTTAAAAGAAGTTTTCCTAATTTAGATATATATAGAATAGAAGGGCCTACTGAAAAATCTTACTATTCAGAAGATACTATACTTTATTTTGATGATTTAGATTTAGAACATAAATTTTATGTAAGCTATTTCCATCCTAGTACTTTTAAATTAGTTCTAATGATTCATGAAGAAATCAATAAGATTATTGAACATTACGATAGAATTATAATTTCTGATGATGATATTTATTTCTTTAGAGGATTTGATTTAAAAGAATATGAATTAGCAGCTGTAAGAGATCCTTTTAGTAGAAATACTTTCTCTAAAGTTTTTAAAGTATTTAATTGCTTTAATTTTGGATTTTCTATTTACTCTAAAGAATATTTTAAGAAAGCTAAAGAATTTGTTCAAAATGAGATTTTTAATAAAAAAATTAAAGAATTTTTCGATAGACCTCTTATATTAGAAAAAGAAATACATTTCTTCGATCAATGGTCTATTTCAGAATTTTTCTTTGAGCATTCAGCTAAGAATATTTCTGATAAATTATTTTTAGGTCTTAATGAACCTACAGAAGATTTAGTAAAATTTGCTAAAAAATATTTTTGTGGTATACATTATATTAAAAATAAAAAAGAATGGTTATCATTAATTTTAGGAGGTTAAAAAATATATGGAATACACAATTTACTATAGAGAAGTCGACCCATCAATTTCGGAAAAAGCTTTTTTATATTTATTATTAGACAATCTAAGCCTATTTCCTCCAAAAATTCTTTTTTTAGAAAAAGTTCCTTATATAGAAAAAGGCTATTTAGAATTTGATAGATATAAATTTTTTTTAAAAAATAAAATAGATTTCGAAGACATTCCTATTTTGCTAAATAATTTAATTGTATCTAAAAATATAAAGTATCTATTTGTAGATGGACCTAATAAAGTAGGAAAAAGTACTATTCTAAAAAATTTAGAAGCTTTAAATAAAAAAAATTATTTTTTACCTGTTAGACTAAATAGAAAAGATCCTACAAGATATGATTCTTCTTTCTTCAAATATAATTTAGAGCTTTTTATAGAATTCTATAATAATTATGGAATGGTAGAAGGACATACTCTCTTACTAGATAGATTTTTTATTTCTCAATTTGTATATCATCCAGAATATAAAATAGAAGATTATTTAGTGGAAATAAGCCAAATTTTTAGCTTAGAAAGATCTTATTTTTTACTACTATTGCCTAAAAATTATAAAAAAGTATACTCTAATAATCCAGAATTATATGATAGGTATATTGAAATAGCTTCTAATATAAATAAAAAATTCTATAAAAAAATAAAGTTTTTTGATATATATGATATTCAACTTATCAAATAATTTTTTTTTATATTTTTTTAAAAAAATTTTTTATAAAATAAATAAAAGGAGTAAAATATGGTTTTACAAAAAACTAAAAATTTAATTTTACCAGAAAAAGCAGCTAGTGATGAAACTTTTTGTTTAGTAGCTTTACCTTCTGAAAAACATCCTTTCATACAAAATTTCTTTTTTACACCAGAAAAATTAGATAAAGTTTTAGATTTTGCTAAAGAATATCCTAATTTATGTGTATCTTTAAATTCCTATAAAGACCCTTCTTCTAGGTCTATAGATAATATCTATAAATTCCATAGAATCTTATTAGATATAGATACTTTAATTTCTGAAGAAAGATTAAAAGAAATAATTAAAAAGCTTGAAGAATTTTTTATATCTGAAGATTCTTTAGATATTTGTTTAAGAGAAATAAAACCTAACCAATATAGAGCTCATATAGTAGTAAATTTTCTACCTTTAGATCTAACTAAATTTAGTGAAAAAGGTCTTTTAGATTTAAGATACTTAGTTAAAGGATTAATTTATTCTATAAAGACGGAAATTCCAGAAATAGATTCTAAAGTTAATGATTTGACTAGAATATGGAGATTGCCTAATTTTGAATATGAAGGAACTAATTCTTATTTTATTTATAAAGAGCATACTAATTTAATTGATTTAAATCAATTATAAAGGAGGAAACTTAAAAATGATTTCAAAAGTTTTAGACAGTATAGCAAAACTTTTAATTAAAAAAGGTAATTCACCTTTAAAAGAAGGTTCTATGAAGGCTAATATTAAAGAATCTAAGCCTTCAGAAGAACCTAAAAAACCACCTAAACCAATAATAAATGGAGGAGATAAGAAGATGGCTGTTAAGAAAATAGCTGAGAAAAATACAACTACTAAAGCTAAAAAAACTGCAACTAAAAAATCAGAACCTAAAGCTAAAAAAGTAGCTAAGGAAACTTCTAAGAAAAGGAGCTAACAAATGAAAAATAAAGTACATCTCCTTGTAAAAAATCAAAATCTTTTAAAAGATTTTGATTCTATTTATGGACCTTATGAAGATAAGGTCCTTTCTTCCTTTTCTCCTATGGTTTCTTTAGTAGAATTTGCTGGAAGAATATGTTATAATTCTGGAAGACCTAATTCTAAAAATAGGCCTACTGTAGAATATTTTAAACATATTATAGAATCTAAGCATTATTCTATCTTTGGCCATTGGATGAAATTTTTCAGAATTAAAAATATGAAAAATTTTTTAAATTATATAAGCGTTCATAAACGAACTTATTTAAGACAAGATCCTAATAAGAATTTTTATGTTATTCTTAGCTTAAGACATTTAATAGAAGATTTAGAAAATGATACTATAAGTGAAGTAACTAGAGATTTAGCTTTAGCTTATAAAGAATTTGGAATAGAGGCTAAATACAATAAATTATTAGAAATCATACCTGATAAATATTCTGTAATTGAACCTTATAATTTTTTAGAGAATATTTATTCTTTTTTTATACAAACTTCTAGAAGAACTTCTTTAGAATTATTAAGACATAATACTGAATATTGTGTAAGTCAAGAATCTACTAGATATGTCTCTAAAGGAGAATCAAAATTAGTAAATGAGGCTATGCCTATAAAGCTTAATCCTTTAGATAAAATTCTACTTAATATTGTACATAATTTAAGCTTATATGCTTATAATCATATATTAAATTCTTATAAAACTAAAGATCTTTTAGAAAAAAAAACTTTAAGAGGATTTTTATCAGGTTATTTGCTACAAGATACAGATACAGTTTTAGTATATACTTGTACTGAATATCAATTTAATTGTATAAAAGAACAAAGATTAAGTCAATATGCTGATCCAAATATCAGAGATTTAGTTGAAAAAATGAGTAAGGAGGTTGAAAAATATGGAGATGCCTAATTGTAAATGTGCTATTCATTCAAAAGCAATGATGAGATATACTGTTGAGAATGGGTTCTTTTATATAAAAGATTTAGGTTCTAAGAATTTCTCAGTAATTAGAGAAGAAAATTTGCTTAATAAAGAAATTGATATAGTTTTACTTTTAGGATATTATTATCCTAAAGAGATTTTTTCTGAATTTATTTTAAAGCTATTTAAGGAAGTAGAAAAAACCTTTATAGCTAAAGGAAAATCTATTTTGATTATTCCTTATTTAGGCTGTACTCCTACTAAATTTTCCTTAAAAGGAATAAGTAGTACAATACAATCAAAATGTTTCTCTATTAATACTTTTAAGATTTTACAAAAATTAAATATTAAAACTATTATAGCTACATCTTTATTTTCTAGCAAAATATTAGGAGTATCTTTTAAAGACCATATAGCTTTATCTGATTATTCTAATTTAAGAAATTTCTCTTTTTGGTGGACTGAACTTAAAACTAGAGTTTTTCTTATGGAAGAACCTTTATTCTTTTTAGAAAAAGAAGAAGAACATTTTTTAAATAGATTTTTTAGAAAAGTTTTATTTTCAGCTTTAACTTATGTTCATAATCAAATGCATATTGTAGAAAGAGTAGAATCTGAAAAATTAATTAAAATAATAGATATTACTTCAGATGAACAGCTAGATGAAATAACAAATGATTCAAATAGAGAAGTATTTTCATTAGATATAGAAACTACATCTTTAAATTTTAAAGATGGAGAAATTTTGTCTATCCAATTTTCAGATTATCCTCATAAAGCTTATTTTTTGTATTTAAAAAATACTAAAGTAAGCAAAGAGGCTATAAAAAGATTTCTTAAATCTAAAAGATTTATATTTCATAATGGATTCTTTGATATTAAATTCTTATTAGAAAAAGAATTTTTTGAAAAAGGAAATTTTGAAGTAGAAGGAGATACTTTATTAGCTAAGTATTCTTTAGAACCTAATTTTAGATATTCCTTAAAAACATTAGCTTATTTTTATACCTATTATGGAGGATATGAAAGAGATTTAAAAGAAGAATTAGAAGAAAAATCTTCTTTTGGAGATATAGATTATGAGACTTTTAGACAATATGCTGCTTATGATGCAGCGATTACTTTTCAAATTTGGTCTTCTCTTAAAAAAGAAATATCAGAAGATAAAAATGTGGAAAAACATTATAAGAATTTCTATATACCTTGCGTAAAAACTATTCCTTCAATAGAAAGAGAAGGTATAAAAATAGATACAGATTATTATAGATCTTTTTCTATTGAATTAGCTAAATACCTAAAATGGTTAGATGAAAATTTATATAAAGAATTAGGAGAAATAAACTTTAGATCAGCTAAACAATTAACTGAAGCTATATTAAGTAGATATCCTGAAATAAAAGATAAACTAAAATTTTCAGAAAAAACTTCTCAAATCTTAATAAATTCAGATACTTTAGAACAATATGAAAAAACATTAAACTTACCTTTTGCTAAATATTTAGCTAAAAGGAATAGATTATTAACTCTACTTAGCCATTTGTCTATTTCTGATATATATTCTCTCTTTTATAAAGAATCTAATATAGATTCTGAAAAATTAATAGATTTATTACAAAGGATAGATATTTTTGATAAAAAAATCTATACTAAGTTAGATAAAGGACTATTAACTACTTATGAAGATGGATACGTATATGTAGCTACTTCTTTATTTAAAACAATTTCAGGAAGAATGGCTTCTGCTAACTCTTTAAGAGGAAGTGTGAATTTCTTAGGACTTCCTAAATATAAAGACTATAGAAAAATTTATACTTCTAGATTTGGAAAAGATGGATTTTTATTAGAAATAGACTTTGATTCTATGGAAATTTTAATATTAGCTCATATAGTTGGAGAAGGACCTTTATATCAAGTTTTAAGAGATGGAATGGATATTCACTCTTATTTTGGTTATAAGCTTTGGAATAAGCTAAAAGGTGAAATAACTTATGAAGAATTTTATCAAAAAGCTAAATTAGAGGGAGTTCCTGAATTTGCTAAATTTAGAGGATTATGTAAGAATGTTTCATTTACTGCTCAATATGGAGGTTCTTATAAAGCAGTAATGGGTGTAACAGGAATTTCTAAAGAAGAAGCTCAACAAATTTTAGAAAATTATTATGATACCTTTCCAGAAATTTATAGCTATATGAAAAAGATAGAATTAGATGCAACTAATGGTATTCCTATCTATTCTTTATTAGGAAAAAGACTTTACATGAGAAGCTTAAAACATTCTTTATCTAAATATTTAGATAAGCCTTCTTTAATAAGAACTTGCATAAATTTTCCAGTACAATCTTCTGCCTCTAATATTACCATTTTAGCTTTTATCAATATATATAATTCTCTAAGAAGGTCTAAAGCTTTATTGTCAGTTCATGACTCTATCTTATTTGACTTTTATAGAGAAGATTATGAACAAGATTTAGAAATTATTAAAGAATATATGACTAATATTAATCATTATATAGAACCAAAAATAGACTTACCTTTAAAATGTTCAGCTAAGAAAGGTCTTTCTGAAGAAGACTTAGGCTTTTTTGAAAAGAATATGCCTAATATCATTAGTTACGAATAAGAGATACTATAATATTATATAACTGTTATAAGGGTCATAAAATATGAAAAGTAGACTGTATTTGCCTAAAAATCTTTTAAATTTAGTCCATAATTTAGACTTGCAAGATTCTGAAGTAATTAACAGAATATCAGAAATTTCTTCTGAAGAAGTAATTGTTCAAAAATCTCTTTTATCATCTTTATTAACTACAAATCTACAAGAAAAATTAAATTTAAGCAATGAGAAATTTTTATCTTCATCAGTTCCTTATTATGCATTTTATTTAGCAGGATCTCTAATTCCATACGAAAAATTTTCTCAATTAGAAAATACTCTTATATCTAAGATAGAAGGTGTAGTATTACATACAGCAATAAATTCTTTATCTAAAGACATTTCTGAAACTGAAACCAAAAAAGAACAAATAGTATTAAATTTAAGTACTAGCATAAAAGAAAATTATTACAAAACTATTCCTACAGAAGATGTACTTGAAGCTTATAATAAAATTAAAAATGAAACTATATCTGAAAATAGAGATTATATTAAAGAATTAGAAGAAAAATTTATAAATCCATTAACAATGGAAAAGATTAGTTCTGATGATGACAAGTTTGATGACTTAGATGCTTCTAAATTAATATCTAAAAGAAGATACTTACATATACCAGATTCTATTTTTTCTTTAGCTCTACTAAAATTAGGTATCATACTTCAATATTTTGCTACTACAGATGAAGATCCAGTAAAAAAATTAGAAATAGAAGATTCTTCTTTCTTTTTTAAAGTTTTAGTTTTTAATTTGAAAAAATTCTTAAGGAAATTAGATATAAAAGCTCCTACTTCTGAAGACACTCCATTATCTTCTGTATCTTATATTTCTAACTTAAAGAAATTTCTTCTTTATGATTTTAGAGAGGATATTCCTAAAATAGAATCTTTATATTCTGGAATCAAGGATAATCAACAATTTTATGAATTAGAATACAAATATAATTCTACTATTAGGTCTTTAGTTGGTAAAAATATTTATGAAGATAGTACTTCAGGACCTAGACTTTTTAGGTATCACATGTATTTATTACATAATTTAGCTTTATCTTCTTTAGATTATTTGGAATCTATTTTAAAGAAATCTTCTAATATTTTTGATGTAGAATCCTATATATCTAAAAAATTAGAATATCCTTTTACTAAAGAAACCGACTCTAAAAGAATTCCTTCAAACCCTCTTTTAATTTTTGAAAAATCTTCAAATCCTTTAGAAGTAAAATTAGAAGTTATAAATGAGCTTAAGAAAAAAATTAAAGAACAACTTTCTAAAAATAAAACTGCTATAAAGAAATTTTTAGAAAAAGAAGATCAATCTAAAAGTGAAACAAGAAAATCTACTAAAGGACAAACTATAGTCGTAAATGTTTTTAAGGAAGAAATAATTTTTGCTTTACAATATTCTGTTCCTCTAATAGAATTAGCTTTAAATTTTAGTCTATTATTTAAACCTTTTACCAAATCAGTAAGATCAAAAAAACGACTAGAAGAACTTAAAGATATTCTCATAAAGAACATTTCTGTTCATTTTGAAACTACTAATATTTCTTCTAAAGAAATAGAAGATATTGTTGAAGGCTTTATTGTAGCTGCTTTTAATAATAATGAATTTGATGAAGAAAAATTAGAAGACCTTATTTCTCTTAATTTAAAAAGAATAGATTCTTTAATCAATGATCCAAATTTTTCTGAATTTCTCTTAAATATAAAAGATTCTATTTCAGAATTTAGAAATTTGGATATATCTTTTTCAGATAATCTTTTTGAAAGAGTAGACCTTTTAGTAAAAAAACTTTATAACATAATAGATACATATATAAAAGCTTTTAAAATAGCTTTTATTAGTCCTATATTTTTAAATCTTTTAAAATTTATACAAAAGGAAAACAATATTTTACAAGTTAATTTTAAGGCTATTGAAGAATTATTGAATAAGGCTGCTGAGAATTCTTTAAGAGATAAACAAAATCATACATATTTAATAAATGAGATTACAGAAGTTCTAAAAGATTATTTTTCAGATCCAGAAGTACGTAATAAGCTTTTAGAATTTTTTAAAAATTCGTTTTTCGTATATGAAAGAAAATCTAGTATTAGGCCTTCTGATTTAAAAATAAGTGAGAGAGAATTATTTGAGCAATTAAACAATCCAAAATTTTTAGACTTATTAAAAAATAATTTAAACCAGAAAGACTTTAAAGTTCTTGATGAAGAGGTAAAAAATATTTATATTAAGATATTATCTTTAGCTTCTAATAAATTATCTAGTTCTGATTCAGAATCTTTAGAACAAATTCTAAATCATATATTTGAAGACTCTATAAAAAAATTCATAATAGATTTACTTAATCTCTTTCCTACAGAAGAAAATATAAAGAAATTTATAGAGAATCCTACAGAAAAACCTAAAGAAGATCCTGTAATAAAATTCTTAAAGAAATTAAGATTCTATTTAGATTTAGCTTCTAATAAAGTAGAATCACTTTCTTCAGATGATATGACTAGATTAATATTAGCAGTTGCTAGAAATTACTTAAATTATTTAGCTACTAATTCTATTCTTGAGAAAAAATATCCTATTGCTTTTGAAATTATTAATTTAATTAGAAAAAATAAAGATCTTTATAATGAGGCTGTTTATTTTGCTGTAACTGAAAATTTAACACCTACGACTTCTAAAATGTTCGTATGTACCACAAAAGCTTTAAGAGATACATTTCTATTTATAAATAAGCATTTGAACAATTATATTACATTAAAAGCTAGAAAACTTAAAAACTCTAAAAATGAAGAAGATCAAAAACTTTTTGAGATTTATAAGTCTGTTTCTAGTAATGTTTATTACCTTAAATCTTTTAGAATTTTTCAGTATTTGGAAATTTATCTTTTAGAATTCCTAGAAGTAATAGAGAATTTTAGTTCATTTGAAGATACTTTAGTAAAATCTTATAATAGTTTTGAATCAACAGTACGTACTGAAAATTTTAGTAATGTTAAAGTAAAAATAGGTGCTTCTAAATCAGCTGCTAAAATAGAAGAAGTAGATCAAATGTCTTCAGATGAGGTAGAAACAGAAGAAGAAAGAAATTTAAAAGAATTTATAGAAAGAAGAGCTTTAGAAGAATTTGGTAATTTAATTTCAAAATTTGAATACTTAGTTATATCAAATTCTTCTTTTTATAAAGACCATTTAGGTATTACAAATTTAGGAGAACTTTTAGATATTAATATCAAAGGTTATGATAAATTTATAAAGGATAAAGCTAATTTTTTTATAGAAAAAATAAACTCTAAAGCTGAACTTTTTAATGAAATATTAGCTATAGCTATAAAGAAATTCTTATTAGGAGAAGATTTCTTTAAGCCTAAGGATAAAGATGAAGAGGCTAAGAGGTTAGTAGTAAATATTCAACTAAATTTTTCAAAAATTCTTAAAGAAGATAAATATTTAGCTTATTCTATTTCTACAAAATTAAGCACTGATTCAAAATTCTTTTATTTTTTTAAATCAGAAAATATTAAGGATGCAGCTTCTCAAGAACTTCGTTATTTTTCTAATTCTAATATAATAGATAAGGATGGAAATTTAAATATATCTCTTTTAGATAAAATTTTAGATTCAAATTTTAGTATGATTTCTAAATATTTAAGAAAAAAAATCTCTTCTGCTAAGGATACAGAAGAAACTAAAAATTTAGAAAGAATTTTAGACAAATATACAATTAATTATGATACAGCTAAATTTTATTTAGAAATTCTCAAAAAAATCTTAAATAAAAAAATTGTATTTTATTTGAGTCCTAATTTAGACTCTAGAACTTTTGCTTCAGATATAGTAATTCCAGAAAGAAATTATATATTCTCTTTATTTAGAGATTCTGTAATACAACAATTTCTTTCTCAGTTTGATCCTATACATGTTACTAGAAGAAAAGAAGTAATATATAAACCAAATTTAACTTATTTAATTCTTCAAAATATGTTTAATGGATACTTTGAAAGAAAATTAAATTCTCAATTTTCTAAGCAATCAATGAAATCTTTACTTTCTTTATTAAATTCTTCTTTAGAAGGAAATCGTATAGATTATAAAAATCTTAATAGAGATTTACGCAATAGCCTAATTGATGATAATTTTATTACTTTACTTCTCAAAAAATTCTTAGCTAATATTTATTATTCTATATTCAAAAATGCTGAATACATCAAAGTAGCTTCTTTTGAAGGAAAAGATCTTGATGAGGTTCTAAATAAATATAAAGACTTTTACAAAGCTTCTATTATAGAAAAACTCAAAAACGAGAACAATCCTTTTGTTGTAGAATTTTATTCTACAGGAAAAATTGTTAACTTAGTAAAAAAAGAATTTTATATAATATTTTTACACTATCTTATCTTCTTACTAAGAAGATCAATTGAGAATGGAGAGGTTAATCCTAGAGTTTTAGATTTTATTTTACATTATTTAGGTATTCCTGAAAATGATAAAGATTTTAGAAATACTTTACAAAATTTGGCTACTTCTAATGAGTATACAGAAAGTCTAGAAAATTTAGATAAGAAATTTTTATATTATGAATCTGTATATAGAACATTCAATAAAACATTTCATTCTGTCCAAATAAATTCTTTCTTCTCATTATTTGTTAAGAATAAAGACTTATATAGAATGTTATCTGTTATAGGAGTAGAAGATATTACTAAAACTATTTCTCATAAAGATAAAGAATTTGAAGCTGAAGTAGTTTCTGATGAAACAGCTCAAGAAATAGCTGGTACAGAAGAAACGTATGAACCAGAAAAAGTTGAAGTTCCTTCTATAATAAGTAGAGAATTTTATGCAATTTTGATGCAGATAGGTGCTGGAGCTAATAAAGATCTTTCTAGCGATACCATATCTCTTATTGAACAAATAGTAGAGAATGCAACTAGTTCAAAAAGTGTAAAAATACTTTCTTCTATTATACCTACTATTTTACAAAGATGGAAAGTAATAGGATTAACTACTATAGATATACCAAATGCTTTAATTTTATTAGCTTTAGAATTAGGATTATTAGATCCTTCTAATAATAACATATTGAAAAATAATCCTATCTACCTCTATTATTTAGCTAATTCTATAGCTTCTATATTTTCTTCTGAAAAGAATATTTCAATAGAAGATAACTTTATTGTAAAAAGATTATTTAATGTATTTCTTCCTAATAAAAAAGCTAATTCTGAATTTGTAACTTTTGCTTTAAATATTTCTACTTATTTTACTCATACAGTTCCAGGTAATGGCATGTTTGGTATAGCAATTAAACAAAAAACTCATTTTATAACAAAATTATTTAGCAATGATATATCTTTTATAGATCAAAAAAGTATAGGAAAATTTGAGTTTTCAAATATTTCTATGAAAGATATGACTGAAAATGAGTTTTATACTATAAAAGGATTACTAAATAGCAAAGAATTAGGAGAAGATTTTAGATCTTTTGCTTTAAGAAATGGTTTTTCTTTTAATTTAGCTAGACTAAGAGATTTATTAACTATTCAAGAAGATAATGACCTATATAAATTTTCTAAATTAGTAATAAGAGCTATAGTAGAAAATAAACATATAGTTTTCGAAAAGAATACAAAAAATGGAATGTACATTCCAAAATTAGTAGATAAATTTAATACAAATGATATTTTAATTACTGATATTAGAAGATAAAAATATGCCATCCAAACAAAAAGACTTTATAATACGATTTTTAAAGAACTATTTTAAAGATGGAATTTCTACCTTTTCAAAGTCTCATGTATTTAAATGCCAAATATGTAATCATATTTTTACTATAGAAGATACTGAAAAATGGGTATCCGAATATGCCTCTTGTCCAAATTGTAAAAGTTGGTTTTGTATTTTAGAAAAAGATTCTAATGAAAGAACTTTAAGAATTCTTCAAGAGAAGCTTTATAAAAATTTAGGTAAAGAAGATATTCTATTAACTAAAATGTATAATGAAATAACTTCTTACTCTAAAAATATTTTAAAGTCTTATCTTAAAAATAAGAAAGCTTCTCTTTTAGAAGATGAAGAATTTTTAGATGATGTTTCTAAAGAAGTAGCTATAATTTTTTTAGAAAGAATAAAAAAGAGAGAATTATATATAGCTAGAAGCTTTGGAAGCTTTATAAAATATAAAATCATTCAAATTCTCTATTCTAATAAAAATATAAAATTTGAATATTTATCTGATAATTCTCAAGATGAAAAATTAGATTCTAGAAAGATAGATAAAATTTTCTATAGAATAGAATGTAATAAGACTTCTAAATTCTTTAATAAAATTGAAGTAGAAAATATTCTAAACAATTATATAGATTTTTTTAGAGGATCTGAATTTTTACCTACTTTTCTTTTATTAATAATAATTTATTTCTCTACCAAAAACATTCACAAAGTGAAAAGTTTTATAGAAGGAGATCCAAAAAAAATAATTCCTTATTTAATTTTTAAAAAATTCTTAAAAGAAATTGAGGAGGTATAAAAATGGAAGACAAAGAAATTATAAGCAAAACAAAAGAGCTTATAGAAAAAGATTCTGAAAATTTAGAAAAATACTTAAAGGTTTTAGCTTTGTATATTTTATCTAAAGAAAACGAAAATATTTCAGATGGATTTTTCTATTTAGCAAATTTATTAGACTTAAATAAATTAGAAGAATTTATTACTATCTTCTCAGGAAAATTTATAAAAGTTCCTCCTAAAAAAGATTATATAGAAGCTACAATAATTTCTTTTATTATTTTATTAGAATATAAAGGTCATCCTTTTAATGAGGCTGTAAATATTATTAAGAAAAGAATACCTGAAAATTATGCATTTTTATTAAAGCATAGAAATTTATCTTTAATTAGAGAAAAAGTCTCTACATTTAAAGAGGAACTAGATTTAGAACTTTGGAATTTTCTTATTGAAAAAATAGAATAATTATTTAAATTAAAAAAGGAATTGCTTATGGATAAAGAAATTAACATAAAACCTAAAGACAATTATGAAGAAAACTATAAGAAAACTTTAACTAATTTTTTAAATTTAATAAAAGAAGATTTAACTTCAAGATCTATTATAAAGCAAAAATTATTGCTTTTAATAGAAGATAAAATTGATAATCAAGGAGAAGGGCTCTCCTTAAAAGAAATAGCTTATATTTATAAAGTATTAGCAGAAGCAGATTCTAATTTATTAACACCTATCTTTTCTTCTCAAAGAGGAATTACTGTAAATCAAGCTACTTTAATAAAAGAAGATAAAATTCCTTCTATTAAAACTATAGAGGCTCAAAAGGAAGCTTTGGAAGATAAAACTATAGATTATAGTAAATTATATTCAAAATTAATTTTAGAAGATTCTAATGAGTAATACTTTTAAAATATTTTAGGAGGAAAAAATGACTAATGAAGAAAAGCTTATACCTTATGTACTTCAAGATCATGAGATAGCTCATAAAATAAATTTAAATTTCATTAAAAATAAGCGAATCAAAGAGCTTTTACTAACAATAAAAGAATCTAACACTAATGACTTAATTCTTTTAACTACTAATACAACTTATTCTTTAGAAGAATTAGAAAAATTCTATAAAACAAAAGTAGATATAAAGCAATTTGATAAGATTTTAGAAGAAGTATATTTAGAATATTTTAAATCTGACTTAGCTTATAGATTAATAAGCTCTAAATCTTTAAAAGAATTTAGAGAGATTTTAGATGAAAAATATAGAGAAAACCTTTCTATAGATAAAAAAGCTGAAGAAGATTTTTCTTTTAAAACATTAGAAGAAATGATTTTAGAATTAGAAAAACATAAAAAATATACTAAGCTATCTTTTGGACTAGACAAATTAGATAAACTAGTTACATCTCCTTTAGAACCTGAAGAAATTACTATATTAGTAGGTCAGAAAGGAATGGGTAAATCTTCTGTAATTAAGAATTTAGAAATAAATTTAGTAAAGCAAAAAATACCTGTTCTTTCTTTTAATTTAGAAATGAGCTTAAGATCCAATATTTGTAGAATATTATCTATCTTTACTGGCATTCCTTTCTTAAAAATCCTTTATAAATATACTAATGAAGAGGAAAATAAAATTTTAGAAGAAGCTAAAAGAGAATTAATTTCATTACCTTACTTATATAATGGTCAAGAATTTTTAAATTCTTATTCTTTATTCTCTTTAGTAGAAAAAGGAAAGGAAATTTTAAAGAAGAGAGGTTTTAAAACAGATAGAGTAATAGTATTTGTAGACTCTTTAGATATGTTAGAAGGATTTACTTCTCCTTCTTTTATAAAAGAACAAATGGAAATTTTACATTCTTTAGTAAGAAAACATAAAATACATTTAGTAGGTACAGTACAAGCTAATGAAAATAAATTAAGAGGAGGAAACTTTAAAAATCCTGAAGAATTTGATAATTTTTCTGTTACTAAATATGATATTTATGGAAGTTCTTATTATGCAGCTAGAGCAAGATTAGTTTTATTTATAAATAGACCTTTAGTGTATAAGAAAGAATTCTTTGGACAAAACTTAAAATTTGATATAAAAGACGAGGAAGACTTAATTTATTTTAATATTGTTAAGCAAAATGATGGAGATTTAGGAACAGCTATATATAGATTTAATTCTTCTAATTTTAGAGTAGAAGAATATGATGAAGAAGATCTAGTTAGAAAAGAAGAAGAAGTATTTGAGGATTTAGAAAAAAGCTTTGAGCAATTATATTCCAGTAAAAATTAAGGAGGAAATATGAGAAAAGCTTATAAGCCAGTTAAATGTAAATATTGTTCGAAATATACAGTCATAGAAATGACTGCTAAAACTTTTACTTGTCAATATTGTAATAAAAAACAAAAGAGTCCTAAAAATCATATTCCTAATATTCCTAAAGGTCCTTTAATTCAAAAAGGCTATACTGATGAATTAGGAATTTATCATAGTGCTGGTTCTTCTCCTAGAAAACCTAGCTACTATGGAGTTGAAAATTCTACTTGGATCTAAAATATGAATCCAAAAAGGAAAGGAAATCAATTTGAAAGAGAATTAGCTAAAATATTATCTAAATGGTATTTTAAAGATGAAAAAGCTAAAGACTTAATATTTTGGAGAGATTTAGGATCTGGTACTACTTATCTACATAATAAATCTTCTAAGCTTTGTGGAGATCTAATTTGCTTTTTAGAAGATCCTAGGATAGATTCTCTCTATATAGAAGCTAAATATTATTCTAATTTTACTTTAAATGATCTTAATACTTTAGAAAAAATAATAAGCAAACTTCCTGAAGATAAAAATTCTTTTTTCTTTATAAAATGTAAAAAAGGGATATTTATAGGAACAAAAAGACATCTTTCAAAAAATGATTTTTTTATTTATATAAAAAAATATTATGTTTATTTCTTGAAAGAGGTAAGAGCTAAATATTCATTTGAAGAAATTTTTTTAAATTAAGGAGGATTAAAAAATGATTTTAATATTTGGAGACTTACATTTGCCTAAGTATTTGCACAAAAACAATTATAGTTTAGCTATATTAGAATTCTTAAAATGGTTAGAAGAAAATTATGCTAATGATAAAAATACAGTAATCTTTTCTGGAGATGTTTTAGATTCTCCTAATGATTTTAATTTTTTCTTTATAAAAGAATTTTATAAAGTTCTTTCTAAATTTAAAGAAGTATATTTAGTAACAGGAAATCATGATAAAAATTCTAAAGGAAATGCTTTAACTATTTTTGAACCTTTAAAAAATGTTCATATAATAGAAGAATTATCTTTTATTGAAATAGAACATAATTTATTTGGCTTCTACCCTTTCTTAGATAGAGAAAAATATTTAGATTATATTCCTAAAGAAATACCTAATTTTACTTTAGGTCATTATGCTTTTGTAGGTTCTAATTTTGGTCAACCAGACGAAATTCAACTTCCTTATACTCCTAAAAGCTTAGAAATAATAGGACATATTCATAATTCTTTCTTTGTTCCTAAAGATAAAAAATTATGTTTAGGTTCTGTATTACCTACTAGATTTGGAGAACATACTACTAGAAAATATTACTTAGAAATAGAAGATGGAAAGTACGAAGTAAAAGAAATACCAGAATTCTTAAAGTATGTTCCTATAGATTATAAAGATTTAGATCAAGTAAATAAAGAAGAACTAAATATTTATTTAGTTTATAATTGTCCTAATCTTATAGAAGCTAAAGAAAAATTACAAAAATTAGGAATAGAATATAAAATAATAGAATCTACAACTAAAAAGAAAGAAATGGAACTAAATGTAAATATAGATTCTTCTACTTTTCAAAATATGAATTTAGAAAAAATATTTTTAGAAAAATTCTTAACAAAAGAATTAGAAAAGAAATATGGTTTAATTTTAGAGGAGGTAAAAGATGCATTTAGGCAATTATATACAATTAGCGAAGAATAAAAATTTAAAAATAGGTAAAATATATGAAGACTATTTTGAAGTCTTATGCCCTTTTCATAATGATAGAGAATTTGGTAATGCTTTTATTTTTATATCAGAAGATTCTTCTGCTAATTTTAAATGTTTTTCTTGTGGTAAATTTGTACCTAATTTTCTTTTTAAGCAAGGTTCTTTTAGAAAAATCTTTTTAGATAAGACTAAAAATGTAATTCCTTTTAAACCAAAAATAGATTACTTTAAATATCCATACGTAAATCCAAATAGCTTTGAATATTGTATTAAGAGAGGATGGACTTTACCTTTTGTAAGAAATTTTAATATTAGATTATATACTAGAAAAGAAGGATATTGTATTATTCCTTTACCTAAAGATAATTATGAGCTAAGAAAAATAAAAGAAGTTCCTTCTAATAGAAATCAGCCTAAAGTTCTTTATCCAAAAAATATGGAAAAAGATTTTATTTTTAATCAAGAAAATCTAGATTTCTCTAAAGAACTATATGTAAAAGAAGGAATTTCAGGAATAGCTAAAATATGGAATCACATTTCTAAAAATGTTACTGCTACATTAAGTAGTAATGTAACTACCGAACAGTTTAAAATACTTTCTAAATTTAAAAGAATTATATTGGTTCCTGATTTAGATGAAGCTGGAAAGAAAATGATTTTAAATTTTATAAAAAATATAGAGGAGGAAAAATTATATTTTGTAATTTCAGTAGATGATTCAGAAGAAGACTTTTTAAAATACTTTAATAGAATTTACTCCTTTAAAGAAATATATCCTATTCTCCTTGAGAACTCTCTGAAGAAGTTACTATTCCTTCAGGAGAAGGAATTAAAGAAATATTACCAGAACTAATCTTAATAGCTGAAGGTACTTTATTTTTATCAAATTTAAAAGTATCATCTGTTAAGCTAAGAGTTAAATATAATTTATAAGAAATATGAATTGAATTTATTTCAGAACTAATTTTCTTAAGATTAGTTCCTAATCTAGTTATAGAAGCATGAAATGGTAATGTATGAGGATCTGGTTTCTTTAAAGATTCTTCTTCCTCTTTTATAATTTCTACTAAAGTCTTTAATAATTTAGAAGAATAGAATTCATAATCACCAAAAGGAATTTCTTCTTGTTGTATAGTATAATATTCTATATGAAGAGTACCGTAGTGAGTTTGAAAAAATTCATCTTTAAATATAAGTCCATAAAGAATATCAGGTCTAGGATAGACTAAAGATAAGGCTCCATCAAATCCTTTTAAAATTAATTTAGCTTCTTTATCTGTACTAAAAATATATAAAATTTTTTTAGCTATGGCTTCATGTTCAAATTGTTTTGTATGTACACTGTATTTATTATTCATATTATATACTTAATAGTAAAGTTTAGGAGGATAAAATTTTATGTATATAAAAAGTTTAGAAGTAAAAAACTTTAAAAGCTTAGATCATATTAAATTAAATTTTGACCATATAAATATAATAAAAGGACCTAATGGTTCTGGAAAATCTTCTTTAATAGAAGCTATAAAAATAGCCTTATTACCTAATTCTTCTACTTCTTTAACTGAATATATAAAGAAAGGAAAAAGATTTTTAGAAATAATTTTAGAATATGAAGTTCCATCAGTTGGTCCTATAACTTCTAGAATTTATGTAGATTCTTCCAATAAGGAAGTAGAATTGAGACTAAAGAATAAAACTCTTACAAAAAAGGCTGAGATTTATGAGTATTTAAATTCAATTGGATTAGAGAAAGATATTTTCTTAAATTCTTGTATTTCTTTACAACATAGAAGTACTGATTTTATCTTTTCTTCAGATGCTACTAAAGCTAAATTATTAAGAGATCTATTTAGAATAGAAAAGCTAAGGCTATTAGAAAATCTTTTAAAGGACAAAGCTAAAGAATTTTCTGATAATATAAAAGTTCTTATTGAAACCAATAAAGCTTATGAAGTTTCTTTAAATAATTTTTCTTCTATAGAGAAAAAACTATCTAATATAGATTCTAAAAAAATAAGAAAAGCTAAAAAGATTTATAATAAGCTTAACCAACTTAAACAAAAATATGAAGAAGATTTAATTAAATACTTAGAAGAAGTAAATCTAATAGAAAAGAAAAAGAGATTAGAATCAAAAAAAGAAGAATTAAATGAAAAATTAGTTTCTATTAAAGCCAAAAAATATTATAAAGAAAAAATAGAAAGATTATTTTCTTTAATAGAACAAAAAGAAACTGTATTAAATTCTAATCTTCTTTTAATTAAGGACCAATTAAAAGATCAAAATGAAAATCTATTATTAGCTAAAGAAAAAATAACTTTATTTAAGGAATATATGTCTTTAAAATCAAAAAGAAGTTCTATAAGAAAGCATTTTAAGGAATTTGAATCTTTCTCAAAAGAAGGTCTAAAAGATATAGAATCTTCAATAATAAATTTAGAAAAGAAAAAATCTTCCTTACAATATAGCTTAGAAAAGAATGCTAATCAAAAGAAAGCAGCTGAACTAGGAGAATGTTTTGTTTGTGGTTCGAAATTTCATACTAGCTTAGATCATTTAATTCAAGAAGAAAAGAAATTAAAAGAAGAATTAGAAACTCTTTCTTTAAGATTAGAGGAAAAAAGAAAATTAAAAGCTACTTATGAAAAAGCTTTAGCTAAAAAAGAATCTTTAGAAATAGACTTAGAAGATAAAAATAAAGAAATTTCTGCTCTTAAAGAAAAAATTCTTTCTATAAAGCCTAAGTATGATAAAAAGCTTCTAAAAAAATTAGAATTAGAAAAAAGTAATATAGAAAGAAAATTAGATAGATTTAAGATTTTAAAAACTAGATTGAAATCAGCTTTATTATATACTGAAAACTTTCTAAAAGAGGAATCTTCTATAAGAGAAGAATATGAAAAAACTTTAAAAGATTTAAAGGCGATTCCTTCTAATTTAAAAATAAGAAATAGACCATCTTTTACTAAAGAAAAATGGATTAAAGATATTTATGAGAAGTATATATCTAAAGAAAATCTTTTAGCTGAATTAAAAGAAAATTTTAAAAAGATAAATGAAATAAAAACTATTATGGAATCTAATACTACAAACATAGGATTATTAGAAACTAAAATTTCTTTAATTAAGGATTTTATAAAATATGCTTTAGGAAATTTTTCTGCTTTTATTTTACAAGAAGGAATAACTGCTATAGAAACTATAGTAAATTCTTTTCTAGAAGAAGTATATCCTAAATACAAAATAAAAATAGAATACGAAAATAATACCTTAAAGATTTATTATTTAGATTCTAATAATCAATATGTTTCTATAGATTTAGCTTCTGGATTTGAATTGCAATTATTATCTTTAGCCTTAAGAGCTAGCTTTTCTAAATTCTATAATTATAATTTGCTAATATTAGACGAAGCTGATGAATCTGCCTCTGAAGATAATTCAGAAAAATTATTTGACTTTTTAACTAATTTAAAAGAGTTTCAAATATTCTATGTTTCTCATAAAAAGTATTTGGATAGTAATAAGTATATAGCAAATTTTATCTTACTATGATTATATAAAGAACAATGAGTAGACATGAACTTTTATTATATTCTCCTGCTATAAAAGTAGGCGATATAATGACCCAACATTTTGAAGAATCATTTCCTCACTTACATTTTAGAATAAAGCTTAAAACTAAGAAGGATCTTAAATTTGATGTTTTTTTAGATGCGGCTATTTATTTGACAGAAAGAGGAGAATATTTCTTAAATAAAGAAAATTATAGAACTTTTTTACTATCTTCTCTTAGAAATCTTTTTTCTTATGTAGCATTAAATCATTTTAAAAAAAGAGATTTAATGGAAGAAGATGATTTAACTTACCTTTTTACTAAAAAAGAGAATTCTTTACAATTTAGAATTGATATGATAGATTTATCAAATTATAAAGAAATAGCTTTTGAGGACTTTTTATGATTAAAGCAAAATTAACTCCAAAAATATTAGCCTCATTATTTATAGCATTGGTAAAAGGAATAAGACCACCTACTTTCTTTTTTGTAGTAAAAGATAATGTTCCTTTCTTTTTAATTTCTTATAAGACTACAGAAATAGCTATATTTTTTGAATATGAAATTACTTCTAATATTCCTGATTTAGCTTATGATATTGTTAGTCCTTTTAAATATCTAAAAGCTATAAGAGAACATAAGCTAAAAACTCTTAATGTAGAATTTGAAATTACTAAAGAATTCCTAATTACTAAGTTTATAGATATTAATTTAGTTCTGAAAGATAACATAAAAGAAAATAGCCTAGCTTATATTAATTTTGACAGTATAAAATCTATAGTAGAAAGTAAACCTTTTACAAAAATATATTCCATTCCTGTAGCTAATATAGCTTCTTCTTTATTCTTTTTAGATCTTAGCCATAAAAATTATGAAGGTCTTATGAAAGAGAATCTATTAATCTATCAGAAAGGAAATATGAAATTTAAGTTTACTTTACCTTCAGAAATAGAAAGTCCTTTTTCTTTCAATTTAGAAGTTTTATATTTATTAGCTAAATATTTTTATTTATCTGTAGATGGATGGAAATTAAGATATGACCATAATAGATTTAAAATAAGAGGATTTAAGATAAAAGATTTTTATTTTGATGTTTTTGAAAATGAAACTTATTTTATGGTAAATCCTTCTTTTTGTAGGGATGTAATGTTTTATAGCTTAAAACCATCTAATATTATTTCTTTTGAAAATGAAGACTTTAAATATAAGAGTGTATTTCGTGATCCAACAGAGTTTGTTAATTTCTTAAAATTTTCTTTAAGAACATTTTCTACTAGAAAGAACGATCTTATAAGTTTAAAGTTTTTTGATAAGTATATTTATATGGCAGTAGATTTAGAATCCTATACTATGGAAAGATATATTGAAAATGCTTATTCTACATTTAAAGAATCTATTGCTGTAAATATTCCTATGTTTATTTTATCATATATAGCTCATCTAAAAAATATGTCTTTTTTAGAAATAGGAATTTCTGAAAAAGATAATTTCTTAGTAAAAGGAAGAATAGAATTAGCTAAAGAAGTTTATTCAGATTTTGAAAATTTAATTTTACTATAATAAATATATGTTTAAAAAATTAGAAAATTTATTATTTTTTGATGAAAGAGTAAATAATAAGTCTTACACTAAAGGATTAGCCCTATTAAGCTTAATTTTTTTTAGCATTGCAATAATTATTTATTTCACCTTTCTAATAATTTTTTTATTTATTATTATAAATAAAAATTTTATAAATATTGATGTGAATCAAATGAATTCTCTATTGGGAAGAGCTTTAGATTTAATAGAGGTTCTAATCTTTAATGTAGTAGGAAGTTACAGTCTTTATCAAGTTAGAGAATTTAGAAGAGTAAAAAATCAAGAAGGAGGAACAAATGGAACAACAAGTACAAACTCAGAAGTTGATATTCAACAGGTTCGAAGAGGGTAAGGTAGAAAATCTAGTAGAAAAATATATTTTACATTTACCTCTTCCTATCATAAAGGAAAAACCTCTACTTATTTTATCTAATTATAAGTTTAATTATATAAATCCTTTAAAGTATGTAGATTCTTTAGATGATATAAAAATCTTTATAACGTATAAGTTCTATCCATTCTTTCCTGAAGTACATTTTAATTATAATCTAATTCTAACAGAAAATTTACAAATTAGAAAAGCTAAAATTGATAGAATTTATCTATTAGAAGATATATTTAGACTAAATATAAATGATGGAGAAACAATACTTTTATTTGCAGCTAAAAAGCCTTTATCTTCTCTCTTAAGAGAATCTAGAAAAAAAGACTATACTTTAGAAATTAATCATACTAATGCTTTTTTTATAGGAAAAAAATCCTTTTCTAAAATAGTAAGAAAAGATCCATCCTTCTTTTTGAATTACTTACTAAAGATAAATTCCAATGCTATTCTATATGATAAAGAGAATAAAATTATAAAAATCTATCCTTATACTATAAAATTTATAAATGATTTTAACTTAGAAAACTATTTAAAAGAGGTACTAAAAGATGAAAGACCAATTAAATATACAAGAATTGAAAGCTAAAATTAAAGTAGACAAAGAGCAATTGTTATTATTAGAAGCTTCAAGTGAAGAACTTTCTGATCTTTTTAAATCAGAAAGACAGGATACTTATATATCCAATTCCTACATAAAGGATATTATAGAAAAATTAGCTAAAATATATGAATCTTCAAGAGGTAATCCTATTACTTTAGCTAAACAAGTAGATTTAATTTTATCTAATTTTTTAGATCTTATTTTGGAAGATTGGATTTCTAAGAAAAATATAAAACTTATAGCGTCTGAAGAAGAAGATTCTTCTGAAAATTCTAAAAAAATAGAGGAAGCTAAAGATTTTGTAATTACTTTTATAAAAACTTTAGTCAAATCACTAAATTTATATAAATCTAATTTACAATAGGACTAATATAAATAATTTGATAAAAATTAATTAGGAGGTAAAATTTATGAATGAGGACTTAAAAAATCTATTAAAAAAGAAGTTTCCTAATTCTGTAATAGATTTTCAGAATCCTGAAAAAAACCATCTTCAGATAGAAACTATTAGTACAAAATTAGCTAATTTAGATTGGGTTTTAGGAGGAGGAGTTCCTTTCGGAAGATTAATAGAAATTTATGGAGCACCTTCTTCAGGAAAAACTTCTATATGTTTACAAATAGCTAAATCTTTTAAGGAATCAGGATATCCAATTCTTTATATAGATGCAGAACATGCTTTAGATTTAGATTATTTAAAAGTCTTTAATGTAGAAGATCAAATCTTTGTTCAACCTACTTATGGAGAAGAAGCTCTTAATATTGTAAGAGAAGCTATAGGAAAAGTAGGATTAATTATTGTAGATAGCGTTGCAGCTTTAGTTCCAAAAGCTGAAATAGATGGAGATATTGGAGAAGCTAATATTGGATTACAAGCTAGAATGTTAGGACAAGCTTTAAGAATTTTAGTTCCTCAATTAGGAAAAGAGAAAACTAGCTTAATTTTTATTAATCAAACTAGAAGCTCTATAGGAACTTATGGATCTCCAGAAATTACTCCTGGAGGAAATGCTTTAAAATTCTATTCTTCTATTAGACTTTCAGTAAAAAGAAAAAATTTAATAGCCTCAGAAGATAGTTCTTTATATAAAGGATTTGAATTAGAAGTAAAAGCAGTAAAAAATAAATTAACTATACCTTATAAATCTTGTTCTCTAATTTTAATTCCTACAGAAGGATTTGATGAAATCCATTCTTTATTCTTTGGAGCTATAGAATTAGGTGTAATTACTAGAGAAGGAAATTCTTATTTCTTTGAAGGACAAAAATTAGGAGGAAATAGACCAGCTTCTTTACAAACTGTAATAGAAAATCCTGACTTACAAAAAGCTATCTATTCAAAAATCTTAGAATTATGAGTTCTTTAAAAGATTTAAGAAAAGAATTAGCTATAGCTCTTTTTGGGACTGAATATTTAGATCCTAAGAAATGGAAAAAATATTGTTTTGTATGGAACTCACTTACTGAAGAAGAAAAGAAAAGAGTTCGTAAAGATGTATTATATTTAAATTCAACAGCTATAGATCTAGCTCATATATTTAGTAGATCTACTCATCCTGAACTAAAATTTTCTATGGAAAATGTAATATTTATAGCTAGAGGATTTCACTCCTTTCTTACTAATAAAAAAAGTTTTTTCAAAGGAGAAGAAAATATTTTTTTAGCTCCTAATGAGGTATATTTATTTTACCTCAGAGCTAACTCACTAAAAGAATATAAACTAAGGAGACACTTATGGATCAAAATCAAATAGATTTGCTAATAAAATACGTAGAAGATTTAGAAAAGGGTAACGAAGCAAAAAGAGAAGCTCAAGTTGAGTATAGTTGGATTGGCTTAAATGAAGGACCAGTAGTGGTCAGATTGTATGCCAAAGGGCTGCCTGAATTTTCCGTAGAACCAGAAAGCCCAAAATTTATCTTCTTTTCTAGAGTAAAAAATAAAGATGGAAGATTAGTTAGAGTGTATTGGCCTAAAGTTAAAGGAAAAGGAATGAGACCAGAAGTAGATAAATCTTTTATCTTATATAAAGCTTTACAAACTATTAGACAAACAGATCCATCTCATCCTATCTTAGCTAATAATAAGAATGAAGGATCTAAATTTAATATAAATCCTTTTCCTAAAATGAGAGTAGTATTTAATGCTTATGATAGAGTTAAGCAAAAAGTAGGTATTCTATGTGAAAAAACTTTTACTACTCCAAGTGGAGATATAATCTCTATGGATTTAGGAATTTCGGAAGCTCTTTATGATAGATTAATCGCTGAAGTCCTAAAATTTAATAGAACTTTAGATATAGATATCTATATTCATAGGGTAGTAAAAGGTACAAAAATAGAATACTTAATAAGAGATTTTTCTGAAACTAAAAAGCCTGATTTACTAATTAAATATGGATCTGAGGAACCTCCTTCATTTGAAGGTCTTTATAATTTAGATGAATTCTTTGCTCCTATTACTAAAGATCAAGTTTATGAATTATTTCCTCATATTATAGAAGCGGCAGAAAGTATGGGTCTTTCTAAAGAAGGATCTTCTGATCTTAAATCTAAATATTCAGATCTCTCTGAAGAAGAACTTAAATTATTAAAAGAACATTTAAGTAAAAAATGATAAAAGGAAGAATAATTAGGAGGATCTCTGAATCCTCCTATGAATTGGAAATTGAAGGAATGGACCATAAATTGGAATCCATTATAGATAGAGAGGTTTATGTATTTCCTAAAGATAAAGTTCCAAAAACTGTAGAATTAACAGGTCAATTCTTTTCTTTAGCTAAAAAAATATTATTTGCGGTTCATTCTCCATATTATAGTAGAGATGAAATTTATGAATTATTTTATGGAGATTTTATAGAATATCTAAAAGCGCATTACTTACCAGTAATGGTAAATGAAACAGGAACATTTGTAAAATCTCTTCAATATTGTACAGAAGAAGAACTTAAAGAAGCTATAAATAGAATTAAAGCAGATTTTGCTAGTCCACCTTATAATTTAGAATTGTAGGAGGTATAAATGAATAATAATACTAAAATAAAAAACTTTCTTCAGCTTTTGAAAAATTACTCTACTATTTATATTTATACCAAAGATGAAAATTTTTTAGAAAGTGAGATTATGAATTCTATCTTTAGAATATATGAAGAAAAGAACTTAAAATATAAAATTCTTACACAAATAGAATATATGCAAGATGTTTCTATAGATTTTAATTATTTAGAAAAATATTCTCTTATAGTTATAGATTTTAGGATATCTATCTTTCCAGCTTCAGAAGCTCAAAAGAATTATTTTATATATAAGTTTATGGATCTGATAAATCTTTTAAAAACTTTCAAGTCAAAGAGAGTTTTATTTGTTTCAGATAAGTCTGAGAATGAAACCTTTTCAAAACTACCTGAAATTTTAAAATTATTAAAAGTACATTTATATATGCCAATAATAAAAATTTAAGTAAGGAGGAATACTTAATATGAGAAATCAAAAATCTTTAATAGAAAGAAGAGTTCAAAGATTTAAGCAAATTTTACTAATAATAAGATTAGGTATTGTAGGAGTAATACTTTCAAGTTTGTACCATCTAAAGTATATGTTTTCTACAGCTGAAAATTCTGAAAGTGGTTTAGTGCCTTGGATGTTAGCTATTACTATAGATTTAGTCTTTCCTGCTATAGCTTATGGTATTTCTGAATATAAAAAATCAAAAGAAAAACCTACTTTACTTTATATAGCTTTAGCATTTTTCTTTGTTATTACCCTTTATGGTAATACTTATTATGCTATTTCTAAATATTTAGGAATATTTCATTTAGAACTATCTAATATTTCTATGTTAGATCCTTTAGTTGTTTTAACTTTTATTATTAGTAGTTCCTCTATTCCTATTATAGCTCTTACTTTGGTTAGTTTAAATTCTTTACTTACTTTAAAATTAGAAAAAGAAGAAGAAAAATTAGCTTATTATGAAGATAAAGAAGAATCTATGAAACAAAAAGAAGAGGCTAAAGCTAAAGAATCTAAAAAAGAAAAAAGTACAGTAAAAGAACTTCCTAAAGAAGAGAAACCCACTTCTGAAAAAATAGAAGAACCTCAAAATATAGAAGAAGCTAAGGAAGAAGAAGATAAAAAAAAAGTAGTATAAATAATATTAGCGAAAGAAAGCCTTCTGCAAAACAAAAGAAATTACCTTCAGGCCCTCTTACTTCTACTGAAATTCATAAGAAAGTAATATTTGTAGATGCTAAAGATAAAACATAACTTCTTATCTAAAAATTTATTTTTTTATTTTTTTAAATATATTTTAAATTTTAAAAAATAAAGGAGAATAAAAATGATTTTTATAAAGAAGAGAGAAAATTTTGAAAAAATTGTTTTTGATAAAAATGCTTTTTTAGTAAATTATTTAAATACAGATAAGAACTTATCACAGAACTTAAAAATATCTTATAAAGAAGGAAAACCTAATTTAGAAATTGATATAAAAGCTGCAAAAGCTAGTTCAGAAATAGGAGAAAAAACTTTTGATTTCGCTAAGAATTTTTTAGCTTATTATTTTAATTTAGAAAATTATATTGGTTTAAGCTCTACTAAGACTTATAAAAAAGATTCTATTTATATAGAAAGTTATTATGGATATGAAATTTTATTTAGTAGAAAAGTATTTGGACCTTTAAAATATTATTTTATAATATCTGTAATAAACTTATATAATAGTAGCCTATTTTCAAGTAGTAAAATTCTTTCTATAGAAATAAATGGAGCTAGAAATGTTAATTTGCATAAGGAATTATTTGACCATTATTGGTCTTTAATTTCGAAAAAAGCTTATTCACACAAAAATAAAGGAGGTAAACAATGATTATAGATATTTCAAATCACTTAGAACAATCACCTACACTAAAATTACTTCAGCATAGAATAAATGATGATTACACTTTATGGTGTAATTATTTTTTCTTTGAAGGAAATAAACATTCCTTTTATGTTCTTTCAGATTTAATGATTTCTAATGGAGGGTTTGGTTTTGTACTAATTGAACCATTCGTAGGATTGACAACTGGATTCTTTTTAGATTCTTCTAAAATAGATACACCATTAAAGTATGGTACTTTAATAAATAAAGAAGTATTGTACCAATTACATACTATTTTTACTTTTGCTGAAATGGATGGTATAAATCCAATTCTATCTTTTGGAGGAAGGAATGAATATGAAAATCTTTCTAAAATTAATGTAGAAATTAATAATCATTTGTTTTTAGCTTCAATTCCTTCTAATATAGAGCTATTAAAAGAATATACTATAAGTGAAGAAAATTTAGATAAATTTAGAAAGGAATTTATTGTACCATTCTATGCTTCTTATATTTCTATAATAGCAAACAATACAATTTATACAATTCGCTATTTAGTTTAAAAATAAAAGGAGATAAACTATGATATTAGAATTAGATAATAAAAATAGACATGATACTTTTTTCGAGAAAGAGGATAACATTACAATAGTTGGAAGATTAGAAGAATTTAATCTTAATTTAGGTAAAAAAGTAACATGCTTATTTCCAGTACAAACTTTAATTTCATTTGGAAATTTAGGTGTATTCTTTCCTACTATATTATTTTCAGACAATTTTCATATATCTGGTGAAGATCCTAAATTAGTTTTATTTGTAGATACTTCTTCAGTAGAAAAAACAGAAAAAGATTTTTTAGAATTTTCTGAAAATTTAGCTTCTAAATTCGAAGAATATGTAGAATATATACAATCTCTTCCATCAGAAGATGAAGGAGAATTTTCTACAGGAGTTAGAAATTCTTTGGCAATAAGCCAAAATACTTTAAATGAGCCTTTAATAGCTATTAGTTCTACAATATTTCTTCCTAAATCTCATGCACTTTCCTATAAAAATATACAAAAAGCTACTAAGAAAATATATGGAGAGAAATATATAGCAACAGAAAGTCTCTTAAGAAATGTAAAAGCTAATAAATATTTAATGTCTGAAGTAGTAAAGCTACTTATAGGTGAAAATACATGGAGCTCTACACTTTTCTTCTAAGGAGGATTATATGGATTTTGGTTGGTGGTATTTTTTTGTTTTCTTACCACTTATCATTTTTTTAATGTATATTCTCTATAATTTTTGATGATGAAGACTAAAAAGGAGGTACTAAAAAAATGACTAAAAAATATAGAGTTCTTTCTGATGTAGAACATGTTTTATTAAGGCCTACAATGTATGTAGGCGAAACTTCTCCTATAAATATAGAAACTTTTGTATATGAAAATGAAAAGCTAATTCGGAAAAAAATAAATTTAGAAATTTTCATTTATAAAATGTTTGATGAGATCCTAACTAATTCTATAGATGAAAGTAAGAAAAATCCTAAGCTAAATAAAATAGAAATAACAATAGATTCTCCTCTTATAGAAATAAAAGATAATGGAGGAATAGAAGTTAAGAAATTTATAGATGATAAATATCTTCCTGAAGTCTTATTCTCTTATTTAAGAGCTGGTAGTAATTTTGATAATCAAGAACAAGAAGTAACTGGAATGTATGGAGTAGGAGCTTCTTTAGTAAATATTTTCTCTAAGTATTTTAAAGTAGAGACTGCTTTAAATGGAGAAAGATTTATAGGAGAATGGAGAAATAATTCTTTAGAAAAAGATATAAAAATAGACAATTGTAAAGAAAATTATACAAAGGTTAGCTTTATATTAGATGAAAGTAAAATTCCATACGAATTTAATTTAGATACGAAAAACTTCTTAATTAGAAGAATTATTGATTTTACTTATCAAGCTAACCATATACAATTCTATTTAAATGGAAAGGCTTTACCTAAAATTACTTCATTTGAAGAATATTGTAAATTATATTCAACTCATATAGATAAAATTTATGAGACTAAAAAATTAAGCTTTTGTTTATTCGATCCTTCCGAAATAAAGATAAGAGAATCTTTTGTGAATGGAAATTTAACTTTAGAGCATGGATATCATGTAAATTTTCTTTTAAAAGAATTGTCTTCTAGAGTAAGTGAAGATTTACAGAATTTGCTTAAAAATAATTTAAGCTTTTTGCTTATTCTAAATACTAAAGAACCAAAATATTCTTCTCAAGATAAATACAAATTTATAGGAAAAGACTTTCCTAACCTTTATATTAATAAAGCTTTTATAGAAGAATCTAAAACTTATCAGTATTTATTAGATTTAAGAAATGTAGCTAATAAGAAAGAAATAGAAAAGGAAATTAGAAAGATAAAAAGATCTTCTATACCTCATTACTTTGAAGCTACTTCTAAGAAAGATAAAATCCTATTTATTACTGAAGGAGAATCAGCTGCTTTAGCTGGTAAATCTGTAAGATCTTCCAATATGGCTTTTTATTCATTAAGAGGTAAATTTATTAATGTTACAGCTCCTACCAATAAGCTAAATAAAAATGAAGAATTCAAAAATCTTTCCTATATTCTTAAGAACGAAACTTTCGATAAAATAGTTATTATGTCTGATTTAGATTATGATGGTAATGCTATTGCTGCTTTATTAATAAATTTCTTTTATTCTTACTTTTCAGAAATTATTAAGGAAGGAAAGCTGTATAGATTTGTATCTCCATTAATTAAAGCAGACAATGAATTCTTTGCTTCAATAAAAGAATTTCAAGCTTCTAATAAAAAATATAAAGAAGTAAAATACTGTAAAGGATTAGGTTCTTTTACCATGAAAGACTTTAAAATATTCTTTTCTAATTTAGATAACTACTTAATGGTTTTAGAATATACAAAAGATACTCCTGTATGGTTAGAAAGATTATTTTCTAAATCTCATGAGAGTATAGAATGGAGAAAGCAATGGCTTCAATACAAATAAATTTTTTATTTATTTATAAATAAAATTTTAATTAAATTAAAAAATTAAAGGAGGTTTAAAAATGATTTATATAACTCCTGTTTCTGAAGTAAAAAAGGATTTTATGTTAAGGAAGGAATTAGTTTTAGAAAGAGTAATGAAAAAACCAATCTTTATAAATTATAAAAATTCCTATTATATTTATGTTAAGAAGAAAGATTGGCCTTATCTATTTAGAGTTCTATCTATCTTACCAAACAAACCAACCTTAGTTAATTTGCTTATAAGATTAAAAAAGAGTATGTTCTGAAATCCATTTAGATTATAAGCTTAGAAATTTTATAGACTTAGAAGGATGTCAGTCTAAGTCTGATGAAACTGTAGAGGTTGAAATTGGATTATTTTGAATCAGGTAAATATCATACTAATATTATAGCAGTTTTTAATAAAAACTAAAGGAGGTAAAAAAAATGATTATATAAAAGGAGATGACAATATTTTCATTTTAAATGAGAGATTTAGAATTT